CCAAAAGTGAATGTGAATGCCAGACTGTAACCGTGTAGCAAGTGACAGTGACTGTGGTCAGCATTGGGCTGACGGAATACTGCTGACAGACCAATGTTGTGTCCGTAGTGTTTTGTTGAATAATACTTTGCCATTGATTTCTCCTATGTTAGATTTTAGCATAGGCGGCAGAGTTTGTAAAGCGGGAGTGACGCCAAGACCGCTGGATATTATTTTTTGGGTTTTACAGATTTTTCCGGTGCTGTTTTTCTAGCCGATTTGGTTTCGATAATATTATCTTGACTGATCAGTTGTTGCACAGTATCAAGTGCTTCGGTTGTGGCAAACATCTGCCACAATCGATCGCCTGTGGCTTCGATTGACGAGAATTCAAGCGTGATAGCTTGATTGTTTTTTAATTCTAACACAAAGGTTCGTTTCTGGCTCATAATTGTTCTTTCTATATGAATTTATTTATTTGACTCAACTGGTTGGCATTTAAGAGTTTTGTCACAGCGTTCGAAGCTACCGTTTTGTGTGTTCATGCGAATGATTTGATCGTTATGCACAGTGAATGTATATTTGGCATTGTCTACTGCGGGCATGCTGACCTGGTATGTTAAAAGAGCGCACATGAGTGCTGTAAGTGCTATCATTTTTTATAGTTTCCTTTGCCTGGTATAGTGTTCCTAACGCCACCTACTGGATCCTCTACATCGCCAGTTCTTCGTGGTATAAGATGTATGTGTGGATACATCACAGTTTGACCTGCTGCCACACCATTGTTGTAACCAATATTGAACGCATCACATTCTCCTTCTGCGACCATGTGCATGCCATCGGTCAAGGCTTCTTCAAAGGCCCGAACCACCCAGTTAGGGTTGTCGTTGTCTTTGGGCACATACAATCTGTGTCCTGGTGTACATGGATATCGATCCAAATAAACCATGGTTGCGGTTTTCTCATCTACCTGTTGGTCCCAAGGTGCTATGCCTGCGGCTTGTGCTTCACGCAAGTTCATGAATTTCCTCTTCTAAATATCGTTTTAATTCTTTGTCTGTGGGCTTTACGGACTTGGAGAGATAATGGATTTGATTATGTTTAATAAACACCCTTGCCACCTGCGGACTGTTGTAGTTTAACATTATCCATAAACTCTTTCTTGGTTGCAGGATCATTCTTAAACGCACCGTGTAATACAGTAGTCTGTGTCAGGCTTGATGTTGCCATTATGCCCCGATTGGTACAGCAACCATGCTCCGCCCCTATGTGAACTGCAACATCTTGACAATCGGTCGCTTTCATAATTTCTCTGGCAATGTCGTTGGCCAGTTCTTCTTGTAGAGTACCGCGACGAGCACACCACTGAGCAATCCTAGTGTACTTAGATAAGCCAATAAGTTTTTGGGCAGCAATGATACCAATGTAAGCAACGCCAGATACAGGCTGATGATGGTGACTGCACATACTACGCAATTCGCTACGCACAACAAGCATGCCTTCATATCTATCCTCGCTATCGTTAGGGAAAGCAGTGGCATCAGGTCTGGGTTCATACCTACCTGCCATGATTTCATTAAAATACATCTTGGCCAAGCGTCGTGCTGTGCCACGACTGTTGGGATCTGTTTCACGATCAATCAACAGGGTATCAAGTACCTTTTCAAATGCCGCAGTGGCTTCGTCAATCAACTGTTGTCGTTCTTGCTCTGATTCAATAAACTCACTGATGTTGTCGCCAGCCCAGAATCTTTTGCCCGAAGCCCGCATGCTGTCACGGATAACTTGGCTCAGTGGGCGACCCTCGTCGGGATCTACTACAGCATCCTCATAACCTGGATGATATGGTGCCTCTGCCACAATACGGCTTTGTTGTAAGGCATCGAATGTTTTTTGGCTGGCATTATTTTTCACTGCGTTCTCTCTATCTTCTGAAGTAAATGTTGTCATGTGTTCCTTTTATTATACAACTTATTTAGATTTTTTCAAGATCAAATGGAATTTTTCTCAAGTCTGGATAAATTCCTGGTTGTGCTTTGGGTTGAATGGTTGGTAATAGCTCTAAACCACGTTCGCAACTTTCCAAAGTTGGACAATAGTGCCAACCCCAAATCAGTTCTGTTTCACTTTCCCAGGGTATATTTAGATCACGTCCATCTGACCGTTGGCGACTGAAATGCCTGTATGCCGTGACATCATCAGTCAGTACCGCACCAACCTTGCCCAATTGCAAGGGTTTGGTCCATCCAAAACTCAAACACTGAAACTGTCCAGGTCTGTACATGCCGGGTTCTAGTCTTCTAGCACTGTCCCAAATTCGAGTATTTTCAAATTGATATTCACCTGACCAGATCTCGTCTGTGAATTCGAACTTGATGCCCAAGTGATGCATAAGCATGGGCACACTGAGATAAGTGTAAGCAGAGAACTTTGTTTGTCTGACCGCATCATATCTGAAACACAGTTCCAAGGCATGTGTACAACCATCAGTCAACACCACATAAGGTGCTCCGGTGTATTCTGCCAGGGCGGACTCGAAATCAAACAGAGCTTGAAAACTCATCTGGTGTACCAAGCCCAGGCATGAGCTATCATGTCGTTGAGATCAAACTTGGGTTGCCAGGCACTTACTGACATGAACTTGCCGGCATCTGCGGTCAATATGGCAGGATCACCCTCACGCTTGGGACCGTGCAACACGCCCACATCTTGTTGGGTGATTTTTGCTGCGGCCTGGATCACTTCAATATTACTTGTGCCCCGGTTTGTGCCAAGATTATAAATGTCGCTGACTAAGGACTGATCCATGGCCATGACATGTGCCGTGGCCAAATCCTCCACATGTATGTAATCTCTCACACATGTGCCATCATTGGTGGCATAGTCAGTGCCGTACAAGGTAAAGTCTTGTTTGGTTTTTACCGATTCTAATACACGGGCAATGATATGAGTGGCACCAGGTGCCTGTCCATGACGACCTTGACTGTCTGCACCGCAAGCATTGAAATATCTAAAACTCACATAATCAAGGTCGTAGGCATGTTTGTATCTGGCCAACATCCAGTCGACCATGAGCTTGCTTTGACCGTACGGACTGATAGGCTCAGTGGGATCAACTTCTTGCACCGGTGTCATTATGGGATTGCCATAGGTTGCCGCTGAACTGGAGAAGATCAGTCTAGTTTTTATTTTTTGTTGTACCAACCAATCGCAAAGTATCTTGGTCTTGACAAAGTTATTGTCGTAATACTCCGCAGGATCGGTAATGCTGGGCCCCACAAGGCTGGTACCAGCACAGTGTATGACGGAATCGGGTTGAAAGGTTTCAATGGCACGCAGGGCCACTTCACCGGCAAAATCCCCTATAAGCCATTTGGCACCCAAACGCTCAAGATGATCTGGAGGCCATGCACGATCAATGGCAAACACGCTATGACCAGCATCCAATAGCTTGAGTACTGTTTGGCCACCTATGTAGCCAGAACCACCGGTGACTATGACTCTCACGATTCGATCTTCCGTACATGATATTTGGCTTGGCTGACATGATCACGATATCTGTTACCTGCGCGATTCCATTGCTCTCCAGAGCCTTCCAATATATCCACAATACGATCCACAGTACCATCAGTCCAGTCGCTGATCAGACCCTGGTTGTGATGTGGTGTCTGCAACAGATTTTTTAACTTGTGATACGCATCGTCTATTGACCAAGGAACATAGAGCCGGTTAGGGTCATCAGCAAAAGTTTCAGGGAAACTACGATAAGCAGGATAAAGCACATTAGCGCCGAGTGTGTCTGCCTCCGAGACGGTGTTGCTGACCCAGTCCTGTAAAGCACAATTGAACAATACACGAGTATCATTAAGCAAAGTATAGTAATCATTTTTCTTTAAGTTCTCATAAATCTTAAGTTTACCTTCTGACTCTAATTGACGAGCACGATCAATGTAATGCTGATTATTACTTCGCAACGGCCCACCTTGGAACACAGCAAACTCAATGTCTTTGTGCCGACCTTGTGCGTGATACATCTCAATCAAGTCCATAAAGAAACCTGGTTGTTTCTCTTGGTCAAATCTTGCAGCAAAGCCCACACGCATGGTTCTATCTGCAAAAGGTTTAACATTTTCTACTCCACCAATACGTTCCAGCACTTCCTGTTTACCAAATGCCAGGCCACTGATGTTGTAGATCGGGGCAGTCCATCCGGCAATACGCATGTGAGCAACCATTTCTTCGTTGGTGGCTAAAACACCATCTACAAAACAGTTAACCATCTTTTCATACGTTGACATCCACTCCGCCATGCCCCATACGTGAACAAAATCGTCCGGATCAATAGCCTGTGCAAGGCAACGAACAAACACACGAGGACGCTGATTGTTAGATATTTGATCCATGATGTAAGGGAGACTTTCAATGCCAGGTTGAAACATGTCTTCAAAGTAGATAACATCTTCATGGGTGACTTCTCCGTTTCTCATCATTTGCACCAGATTCATCATCTGGCTCATGCTAAAATAGGATCTGCCGTGTGCGTCTAGCACTTGACCTATACTGATGCTCTGCGTGTTGTCAATGGTGGCACCAGGAACATAAACCACGTCCAGGCCACGACGATCAAATACACGACGATTCCATTCTGTTAGTTGTAGTGTATATCGGGCTTCATAACTTTCTAATCCCATATAAAATAACTTTCTCATATGTTGCGACCCAGTCTGCGGGCATCTTCCGCCCACATGTTTTTGGCATTCTTGCCTTGGCTAAACTTGTTGTACTGTTGCCAGGCATAGGCTTTAAAGTTGAATAGATCTTCCTCGCGGAATCTGTAGCCATAGTCTGCACAGAATTCTCTAAAGCGATCTAGTTCATCCATGATCTGGATGGCTCTGGGATTGGGACGATATTCACGCTTGCCCATAGTTGTTCCTTAATATTTGATTGATAAGTTAGGGCGAGAAAGTTCATACTTGATCAGGCAACCGTTCTCGCCATCTTCGGCCACCTCAATCCATACTGCACGCTCAGGATAGCTATCGGCTATTTGAGTGTACAGGTCGTCGGCGATCATTTCGCACGATTTAAAATCTAGTTCTAAAACGGTATTGTTACCCGAATACAGCGACTCGAGCCATCGCTTGAATTGGATGAACTCGATGTCCCGGTCTGAGTGCCACACATCGATCCACACCCGGAAATGAAAAATGTGCCTATGAGGACTAGCAAGAAACGATACATCATACTCTCCTGCTGTATTTAACTTGGGATCCGTGGCCGCCGCTGGATAGCAGTGTATGCCTTCACGTCTAAACGTGACCCAGATTTTACGTTCTGCGTGTTCTTTGATAATTTCTATGTTGTTTCTTTCGTTCTGTATCATCCGGCGTTCCTTATTTCTGCAATCCACTCGTCCACACGAGTCTCGGCTTCCTTCTGGCTCATGGCTGGCACAGTGATACGATATGGTGTGCCGGGTCTGTGGTGAATATCATAGCGTATGGTTCCATTGAGTATCATGTCGTTTTCATCTCGTAGCACTTCAAACTCCTGCAAATGCTGGGCACGATATATGGCTTGTTCTGCTAGTTCTTTAACATTGTTCATTTCAACTCCTCTCATTACAAATATTGATACACCATGGGAAATGTGGTAGTGCTGTCCAGCCCGCGCCTGTTATCAAATTCTGACAAATACTTTTTTAAGATAAATTCCGGATTATTCTCAACAAGTTTTGCCAAATATTCATACACAGATTCCCAGTTTGCTGTTTTTTTATACTTTTCTTGATTCATTCTGGTCATGGTCTGTCGTTGGTATTCAATTGGCATTGATCTAACGTCCAATGGAGCCTGGGTCAATCCGTTGTTGTACAGTTGTATTGTGCATCTATCGTCTCGAAATCCTTGATCCAACAACCAATCCACTGTGTCCCAGATGGTCAAGGCATTTACACTTGTTAAAACCATGTTAAATGCAATTCTATCAATGTTTGTTTGAGATTTTAGTAGTTGCAGATTGTCAGCAAATTCGTTCCATTTGGCCGGGTATCTCATGTATTCAAATCTTTCCTGACTGTCATCAACGCTGACCAACCAACTAGAATTTTTAAGAGATATAAGATTTTCAAAGATTGAATTATTTTTGACTTGTGTTAGATTAGTATTGACCAGCACATGGCAGTTGGGATTTTTTTCCTTCAACGCAGAGATCAGCAGTTCATTTTCCTTCATCAGCAACGGTTCTCCGCCGGCCAAATAAACTTCTTTTAGAGTTGCAACATTGTCTATGACATATTTCAACAGTTCATTTTTGTGTTGTTTTTCAATACGCACAGGTTTATTAAGTTCCTGAGCCCAGGTAGAACTATACTCGGGTGTGCAATACACACAGGCCAAATTACAAGTGTTGTTCCATCTTGTGTCTAGATACTGAAGTTTGAATGTGCCCAGTTGATAATTTTCTTCACTGCGGTCTGGAAAAATATCGAACATGCGTTGTTGGAGACTGTTAGAACCTTTTTCGCACCAGGAACATCCAGCAGGATAAATTCCATTCAACATGCTTTGTTGAACAGATTGATTGGCATTGCCAAACACAATTTCTTTGACACTATTTTTCTGTACATTGCCCAGATAATTTTTTCCGACGCAACAGTTGTCGACACGTCCATTGGGCTCGACATACAAACTTACCCAAGGTGCTGGACAAACGGCCTTGTTATTTTGATCAATCATAATAATTTTATTTTAAAACCTCATCTTGGGTGTATTTAGACCAGTCAGTGAACACCGACCTTCGTTGTAAAGCATGCAGGCTATGACACCATACACCGGGGTTGGTGGCCCGGAAGTCTCGATCATCCAGTTTGAGTGTGGCGTTGTAGCCAAACTGACGGATGTAAGGTAGTTTGACACTGATCATGGGAATAAAGTTGTGGTATTCGACCAGACTGCTTTCCAGCAGGCCTTCGGCCTGTGCCACATCTAGATCCAGGGTACAGTAGTTGGAAATCTGTTCCAGGCAAGCACGGATCATCCACTCCCAATCACGCCACCCTTCTCCGTCATTTTTGTCCAAAGCTGGAAAACTCTGATTGGCACCAAAGTAAATGTGTTCACAATCATTGTTGTTGAATTGTTGTAGAACGATCTGTGGATCTTGTATGCCTACCACAAACAAGGTCCGGAGACCATAGGCCGGCGAGTGTTCTACTTCAGTACCAATAAAGAAACTTACTGTTTCATGTCCTTCTCGGTTCATTGTGCTTGTTCATGTTGGAGTTGATCTAATCGGGCCTGTTGGTCCGGGCTAAATTCGTCTTCTAATTGTACACTATCTGATTCGTCTTGGTCAACAGTTTCGAACAAAGCATTGAACTGACTGTGTGCGTTTTTGGCCTTTTTGCCTTTGAATCCGCGAGTGCCCACGATGTCCATCCAATAACGGTCATAGTGTTCGATTATAGCTTCGGCTTCGGCTCGGTCGGGCGTGGCAAATATGGCATCCACGATGTCACGGAATCGAGCATGATCTCCGTTTTGGTTCCACATCATGGCCGGCCACGTTCCGTTGTCGTATTCACGATTGGCACGTTGTACAGCTTCAATGTGCATCCAAACGTTGTGACCCATAAGCAGAGCATAACTGAATGAATCCCACGAAGTCTTGCCTTCCTTGCCGACCTTGTTGAGATCTCCCGGTTTGTAGATACAGATGTCTTTCATGGTCAGTTGACGACTGATTGGACTTTCATCAAAGTGATTGATCAAGCCATCGGCCAACACAGCAGGACCAAACTGGCGTGTGTCTGTGGCATACTTTTTGTCATCCACGATAGGACTCATACGATAGCACCACTTTTCGTTGTGTGGCAAATCGATGTGATGATATACCTGTCCATTAGCAGTGGCCAAAAATGGACTGGCACAGTCAAAGCTGATGGTAAATGCCGGATTCACATACTTTCTTACTGCACGTTGGATGTCGGTGAGTAACACAGCCCATTCCAACTTGCTTGTGCCCAAGAAGTGCATCCAATCATGTATGCCTTCTCTTAAGAGACCGTCATGACGCAGTGCCACAAGTCGTTTGAGAACCAAATGCACATCACACATGTTCTGTCCACCCATGGCCCAGCCATCAAAGTGTGTGTCAGGATATTTAACAGGATCACAATAGTGCTTCATGATGTTATACCAACGATCAGCGTCGGCATGGTTGGCACCTTGTAGCACATTTAGGATCTTGGTTCCACCATTGGCCTTGCCCCGGCGATGCTTCATGAAGTATTCGTTGTTGTACTTGGTGGCTTCAACTGCTTCATCCAACGTACTGATCTGACAGGCGTCGGCCGCTTTTTTGTCGTGTATGACCCAGGTTGGAATATCCAATGTCATACAATAATCACTGATGGTGTCCAACCATTTCAGCACAGCTTCACGCTTTTTTTGTGCTTTGGGGCAACCACTTCCGGCTTTCCAGTCACCCTCCCACAGGCCTTTGGCAATCTGGAATCCGCCTGAGTCACCCAGCATGAGTGTGCCAGGTTCACGGTTACGTACCATGTCCTCTGACCAGTCCTGTTTGTTCAGATCCAAGTTGGCGTGCCCGCCCGAGTAAAGCGACCACCTGTAAGGAAACAGACCTTTTTGGCTGTTGAGCCAGTTCATCTGTTCCATGTCCTGGATGCCTGCAGGCATACGTGTAGGATCCACATAAGGACCTGCCACAGGGTCACGTTGCTTGCCTACAAATGTGGCATAGAATCCCGAGATGGCCGGCAGGAATATGGCATACTGGCTTTGCCCGTCTGGTCCGAGTTGTTTAGCGGTTAAGTTGTCCTGGGTCACTTGCTCTGTGCTGGTAGGATGTAGTTGTAAACAGCCAAGCCTGAATCCACAGTGATCTGAGCTGCACCATCATCACTGATACGAAATGTCTTGTCACCGGTTAGGTCAAGAATACCAATTACAGTCTTGATAGGCCAGGACCAGGTACGCTTCAGTGTGCCAGTCACACCAGGATGGAACACAAAGTTACCTGCGTGTGTGCTGTGATCACCAAAGAAAAATTTCAAGTCACCATTTTCGGTCTTGGCCTGGAAGTTGACTTCTTCAGCATTGGCCTGTGCCTGCATTTTGAGTCGCTGGATAGCAGCCACTGTGGGTACAAACTCAATGTGCCAGTTCACACCTTTGAACTTGACAGTTTTCAGTTTTTCGTTGACGATCTCACTGGCCATGAATCTGTAGTTGTTTTTGAAGTCACCGGTGGCATTTTTAAAATTGATACCGTCGGGTGCACCAGTGTCCTTGCGTGTCAGACTTAAATCTGCGTTTTCTTTGTACTCGGCCAAGTTTAATAGGATCTTCAATTTGCTCAAGTTTGGCATGCCAAAATTACCAATAAAGTCTGCGTGCGGTTGAGCAAATGTGCCCTCCACTACCACGCTACGATCTTCGGCCAAGCCGTTGATCACGGTGCTTTTGTCATCACCAGTGATTTTGACCAGGTCAATAACGCCTAGGTCATGTGTGTGTTCTACTAAGTCTAATAAGTGATCTTTCATTGATGTTTCTCCTTGTGTTTGATTATACAGGTTTTATTTAGATTCTGCAATGGGTTTAGGTAGTATTTTTGCCAATGCCTGGCCGCCGCGGATCGACGACCAAGTCCCAGGTTTCCGTAATTCCATCCAGGTACTGGGTCCGTCGTTGTGCCAGACAAATTCGGTTTCAAAACCGATGCTTTCAGCAAGATCACGGATCAACCCACCGGGTGTGTAACAACAAAAATGTTGCTCGACCAGCATGACTCCCTTGGCACGATCACAATCATTCAATGTCATTAACAACATACCCCCTGGTCTGAGTTTTTGATAAAATTCCAACAACCATTGTTTTATCACTTCAACCGGTCGAAAATTAAAAAAGTTATAAGCCAAGATCAACCCAAACTGTGCATCGGGCAGACGTTTGAGGATTTTTTCATCTTCACGTTCGTTGACCATGTAGGTTCTAATCCGTTTTTGATAAATTTCATTGAATGATCTCAAACAGGGCTGAAAAAATTCATGATTGACATCTACTAGGTAAAGTGGATCACAACTGACCATGTCATTGACATAGTTTTCAAATCCGGGTCGCACTATCATGCCTGTGTGTTGCCATCCGGCATATCGCATAATCCTTGCACGATAAAAAAATTCTGTTTCCTGATCGATATTGGGTCGTCGAAATTCAATATCCTGCAGAGTTTCATTACTCATTTCTTGATCATACAATCTATAGCTTTCCGCAAACCAAGATTTTTCTGCAGTTACTATCTGTTGTTTGAGTTGAGAGTTCAAGTCAAGTAGTTGTTGTTCAAATTCCAAAAATAATTCTGATATTTTATGTTGTTTTTCAACTAGTGCATGACTAAATTTTTCTACTTGCATGCTCTGTGTTGCAACAACGTTGGTGATTTTTGAAATTTCAATTTGTGTATTTTTTTCCAATTCAAGCACAGACATATCATCTACAATGTTTTTGTAATTGACTAGATCACTCAGTTTCATATTACCACTCAAATAAGGTTTGGAAAGTGTTTTCTGTGTTAGTAGCCGAGGCAAGGTCCCAGTTCAACACACCCAACAAGTTGTCTAGCTTTTGATCTACCACAGTGGCTTCCATTTCGCTGTCGTCAAAGGGCAGTTCTTTAAACCAGGCAGGCAAGTTGGTCTCGTCTGTGGGATAACCAATGCTGGTCCAGCCCAAGGGATTTGCTTTGAGCTTGCACACAATAGTTTTCATGCCATCTACGATCTGCATGCTATATTTGTCGCTGTTCATTCTACGTAAGTTGTTCCAGTTGATGGCCGCACGCACATGACCGGGCATGTTGGCCTTGCCCAGGCGTTCTTCTTCTTTGGCATACTTGGTCAAGTTGTTCACACGTTTAGGACTACCTTTCTCCCAACCCGGACGCTCTTTAAACACATACTTGAATTCACGTATTTTTTCAATGACTTGTTCACGAGTCTTGCCTGTTAGCACATCGTTGAGAATCTCACTGAGAAAGTCCTGGATAACCTTGGGCGTGTCACTGCGCTTCAAGTCCAAGCCCATGGCTTTTACCTTGCCAGGTTCGCCGTGAGTGTCCACACGCTTGTTTTCTTTGTCATAGTACATGACAGCATACCGTTTCTTGGTAATGAACAGTCCTTTTGAGGCCACAATCTCACGACCACCACGTATGACTTCGCCCATGGCTCTGGGCACATGGAATGCCTGTTCCATGAATCCCGGAAAACTTTCATTGACCTGATCGGCAATACTGTTGTAGAGTTGTACAGCAATCTCACGGCTCCAGGTCATGTTGCCGGCTTCGATCTCAGATTTAAGAACGGGGTATGCTGTAAAGTAACACGAATCTGTGTCACCATAGATGATGGCCTCTCCCACATGATCATATGAACCAGTGATACACTCGTTAACATAGGCATCCATGTGTCGTGCAATGGCACGACCTGTGAGAGTGGTTGATTGTCCAATGCGTTTGTCAAAGAATCTGCAACCAGGATTTAAGATAGCGCCATATAACGAATTCAAGTTAATTTTCTTAACTAGTTGCCGCTTGTCCCAATACTCTTCATCTTCGGGCGTGGTACAATCCTTTAACCGAGCTTGCATGTCTTTGCGTTCAGCATACCAACGCTTGAGCAAGCCTGGAATAACTGCCTCACGTTCATAGGTAAAGATAGTGCCATTGGCAGTGATCATCCAGGGTTGGTTACTATCAAAAATCATCTTCCATACTTCAGCGGAACTGTGTACACTCTCTTCGCCATCTTTCCAATCAATGGTAATTTCTGTGCCCGGTTTTTGTTCCATGACTGCTGTGTATTCCAGACTGCCAAACAGGCCTTCCCAAGCCGCGGCAAAGCTGGATCCACTACGCATCTTGTCGGCGATGTAGCGTTCAGTCATGATGGGTCGTAATTGAGCCACAATGGTCTCAGGCCCCATGTTCAAGGCACGGATGGCACTGGGATACAAACTGTTGATGTCTATGCTTCCCACATACTCGTGTATGCCCTTGCGTGGATAGGCCACATAAGCACCTGCGGCCTGAGTGTCCTCGTCGCTGTAACGTTCTTTGCGATTGGGGACCACAAGTCCACGTTCATGTGCCTCATTGATAATGGCCTGTTCAGTCACGGCCACAGCACCCATGGTGGTCTGTAGCAACACAGTGTTCTCATGTGCCAAGGTATTGGCTAGATCTAAAAATTTCAGTTTTTTGTCTAGCTGTGCCAGACCGTTGACGTCTTGTCGATTGTACTCAATAAACTTTTTAAAGTTCTGATTGTATAAGGCATCTAGTGTGCCTTCAAACTTGGTCTTGCCTTCAAGTCCTTCGTATTCTAGTATGGCATCTAGACTGTAGCTGTGACGTTCTTCATAGGTGTATTTCCTATACAGTTGCATATAGTCCATATGTACACGGCCAATCAAGTCATAGGTCTGACTCTCATTGCCAAAGCGTTCAAAGGTTCGCCCCTTGGGATATTGATTCCACAAGCAGAATCTACGGGTGTCATCTTTGCTCAGCACACGGGTCACACGATTCACAGTGTAAGGTATATCGTAGCCCTCGCTGTTCCAACCCGATAAGGCATCGGCATCTTCTATGATGTCCAAGAATGTTTTTAGCATGTCTTCTTCACGCTCGAACAACAGGGTGTCTGAAAACTCTGCACAGATTTCTTGTGCAGTAGCCCAGGTCATGTGCTTGGGCGGTACCACCAGAGTGATCAGTCGATCCACCCAGCCCAGATATACTGATATGGCTGTGATAGGGTTGAATGGATCGTCGGGCGGACTAAATCCACGTTCTGGATCAAAGTCTACTTCGATGTCAAAGAACGCTACATTTAATCGAGGACCGTCTTGGCCTTTGTAGTTTTCTTCCAAGCAACGGAATATGGGATTGATATCCGATTCATACAACTGCTTGCCACTCTGTATGCGGATCTCTTTACGGAACTCTTTGTTGTTTCTAGTGCTGAAGCGGCTGACTGGATTGCCATAGATACTGACAAACCGGCCGCGGGGATCATCGTAATAGAATATGTAGTTGGCGGCATATTCTTGATAGCAACGTTCGCCATCTCTGCGTTCAACTACATGTATGCGATCGTGTTCACGATCAAAAAGTGCATCTATATAACTCAAATTTTTCTCCAGTTATGGCTGGCGGGCCATGATTCATGTTCGTAACGTGAACGACTCGCTGTCAATAATAACAGTACTTATAGCGTCTTGCCTACGGTGGTCAAGATCTGTTCCAACAACTCATGATCCTGTTGTTCACGACCAAATTCACTTTTGTGTGCCAGCTTGATGGCCTTCTTGAGAATGTTGGGTTTGATATCTAATTCTTCAGCGACAGCTTTAATAGTATCGTTAAGTCCGCCAGTGAGTGTTTCAATTTCGTGCATGACCTGCATGCCTTCGTTGATTACCTGATTGAGTTTTTTGGTTTGATCTGCTGAAAATACGCGATTGTTTGACATGTGTTTCTCCTTGTACTAGTTACTAGTATTATACAGCATTTTTAACCAAGGTCAATATGCGATCCGCCCATTTCTGGTGACATTGTTCAGAATGATGCATGTTGTCTGTGGCTGCTGAATCGAAATGCCAGGTAAGTCCTGGCTGTTTTTCGTCCAAATGCACTTTGATTCCTAGATCCAATAGATCTTGTGCCGGCCCAGCCACGTCGCTGTCCATGCTCTCCAAACAGATGTTTATCAAAGCAGGCTGACACTGTCGATTCAAATCGATCACTGCCTGGCGCCATTCAGAGATAAAACTTTCAGGACACATTCGTAATCTTTGGGCAAAATCCTCATCCATGGCATTGACATTGTAGAAATGTGGTTGTTGATTGATCAACTTCATGCTACGATAAGGATTGGGCCATTGCACAACAACCAATGTGGGTTGGGTCGGAGCCTCGGCCATATAGTCAATCAACACATCTGCCACGTATCGAGCACAGGCACTACCACGTGCTAGATTGGTTAGGTCAAGATTCAATTGCCGACTCAACACATTGGCCCAACTGTGATTGATATCTACACCTACGCCTGCGGTGTGGCTGCAACCAGCCACCAATATGTATGCATCGGAGTTCATGCAGTTAATTAGCTCACTTTTGGCTCAGCGGTAGCGAATCGCATCACCAGCCCAGCAGCCGGGCACCCTCGCAACTAGTGCGGTCCTAAGGGTATTCTTTTATTTGCGTCCGATGACCATGTAACGTGTGTATTCAGTTTCAGGATCACGCAGTTGCATGCGACCGTGATACAAAACTTCCGTGAGTGGAAAATGGTCTACAATGTCCTGTGTGCTTTCAAAGCTGCGATTGGGATCATGATCACGACCTTGCATGACCACAAGCGTGCCCACGGGTATGTTTAAAAACCAGGCTCGTCCTAGCATGTCTGTAAGGCTGGTGTTGATCACAACTCCTTCTTCGCCCAGTTGACGATAATCCAACTTGTTTGAATCTGCCAACATGTATTCCACGTTGTCTGCACCAGCCAAGTCCAATAACTTTTTGCTGGTACTCAAAAACTTTTTGTCTTTTTCTACCAGCACAATCTTGTCAGCCTGTATTCTACCTTCCAACGTCATGTACAAGGCCAAGTTGCCATACCAGGAACCCAGGATGTAGACTGCGCTGAAATCTTGTTGTATGCGTTCTAGTTCGCTCAACAACCAAACCTTGCTGGCTGTGAGGTCACGTGTGAAACTGCCTGCTAGGCTGTAGCCACTGCTCTCGTCAAGATTAGACTGGTGCGTATGGAAGTCTTGGAGTATCACTGCCGTTGTCCTCGGGATATACTGGATAAGGATTCATTTGCCTGCTCTCTGTAAGGCCGCACCATTGTTGAAACTAGGACTCCATGAGTTGGGCACTTTGGCACCGGCACGTGCCTGGCTCCAATAGTATCCTGCCCTATGACCGCTACAGTCCTTGGTGCATGGACTGCCCAAAAAACTCAGTTCTTCCAGCTGGCGTTTGAGCCAGGTGTCTGCAAACTGTCGACAAAGTTCTTGTATGCGTTTGTTCCGGGTAATTTGCAAATGATAGGTTTTGTCGCCGGGGCCAGTTTGTTGGCTGGGATCTCTATAACCAGCATAGACCTTGTGTACAGATGTAGAGCTTATTAAATCTCTGCAACTGGCCCCTTCACGCTCAGGCATGTGTTCGGTACAAGGACTACATGTGGTAATGATGATACTACCTTCGGGAATATCACCGTATTGTTTGACGTATTTGCGTATGGCCGCACGTTCACCATGCACATCCTTGTCGCCTTGGGCATGATTCAGGGCCATGACCAGGCGTTGTTGGGGATCTAGCACCGCGGCCGCGACCATGCCATAGCGATCTGGATCTGTTTGTTGTCCGCGGATGACCATTTCGCACAACTTTACCAGTATGCTGTCTAACTTGTCATGATTTTCTATGCGGAAATCACTTATCTTCATCTGTGACTGGGCCTCCTTCAACCCAGGCATCACAGGTGCGTTT